GCCGTTCAGGTCGGGGAGGTCGGCGAGAACATTGCCGGTGAGGACTTCCACAGCCACCCAGGACAGGACGGGCATTTACCAGCCGATCGCGGTGAAGTAGTACACGACGGTCTGCCCGGATGCGGTGCCCGGTACGACAGCCTGGAACAGTGCAGTGGTGAGCGAGTCGCTGTTCAGCACCGGAGCCACCGATGAGCCGTTGCCCGCGGTGAGTTGCAGCGACGCGACACCGTTCGGGAACGCGAAGGGAAATGTGAAGTTCGGGAGAACACCGGACGCACCGGTCACTGCGGACACGCGACCTGTCTGGATAATCGGCTGTGCGGTTGCGGGCATCGCCGATGTTTTGCCACTCGCCGCCTGGATGAGCGGTGCGACCTTCCACCATGCCGGCGTGGATGCTGCCGCATTCCACCAGTACAGGCCGTTGTTCGTCGCCACGGGATCGGCGATGACCTCAGCCATCATCCCCGGCAACCCCACAGTTGGCAGCAGCGCGTAAGTGGCGCAGGGAAGGACACCGCCCGCCGCAACCGAATACGACGGTGTCCAGTTGACCGTGGGTGACCCGCCACCGGAGGCGGGGACGTTGATGGTGCACAGCCGGAACGACCGTGCCGTAAGCGCAGGTGCGGTTGCGGTACCCACCGCGTAAACGATCGCGATACCGGGGGTTGAGGTGCCATCCGACTGGGATGGGTCGGAAACTTGCACATCGAGAGCGTCAATCCGTGCCGTACCACCAGCAGCCGTCATCGAACCCGTCTGGGCGGTGTCGAACGAGAACGGGTACGGCCCAGCGATCGCCGCTGCTTCCCCATCAATCACACCCGAGAACGGGTTCACCGTCCATGTCGTCGTCGTCGCAGTGACAGTCGTCGACGGTGTACCAGGTCGCACACCGGAAAGAGCACCCAAAGGTCGCGTGGAGGCACCCATCTGGAAACCGATGCCGAAGAACTGACGCAACGCCTGCCCAACGAACGAGGGCGCACCTGCGACAGCATCAACCCAACCCAGACGAGCAGCCATAAGAGTCTCCTATTTCCAAGCCGGTGTGGCTGTGACGGTGAGCTGCGACGCAGCATTGAAAGCGGACGCGGCGAACGCCCACACGTTCACGCCAGGGTCGAACTGTGACCAACCCCGCGACGTGATGTAGCTCGAGCGGGATGCTTGGTCGTTGCCCAACGCGGTCCGCTTATCCATGTCGATCGTCAACCACTCACCCACCCCCAGTGAGAGCGAGCTCGAGAACACCAGTGAGGAACCGACAGCACCCGAATGGGTGATCACAGGTCCGGTGCAGGGTCCGTCGATCCGCAGTTTGACGGGTCCTTCTTCGTTGCCGGGGTTGGTCAACGTGACCTGCCCGGAAACGATGGTGGAAGTGATCGCGAACGGCACCGTGATCGGCAGGACAAGACCACCCGTCGACGCCGGCAGCAAGGTCACACCAGTGAGCGGTGTGCCAAGTTTCCGGGGGTCTACAGCGACCACCTGAATCGAGAAAGCAGCGATCAGGTTGGTGATCTTCGGGGTGAGCGTCTCACCCTGCTTACGGACCGTCGTCGACCGAGTGAAACCATTCTCAGTAACGCTCAGCACGAATCCAGCGTTCGTGACAGCCGTCAACAGGTTATCGATCGAGGAATTCAGCAACGATGGCGACGGCGCGGTTATGGTCCCAGCGATCGTCATCGTGCGAAACACATTGAACGCGTCCCCAGCCCACGCACCCGACTGTCGCGGTTTCTGCGTTGGCGACAGGGTCGAAGCGGGCTCACCCCATCCGGTGAAACCATCGGGGTTGACTCTCCAAAGAACACCGTTGCCATCAACGGAGTTGAGCGTAAGCAGACCGCCAAGAGAAATGGTGGTACTGCCGCTGATTGTCACCTAAGCCCCCAATAGCGAAAGACGACGAATACCGTCCTGGACAGCGGCTTGCGGGTCCGACTGCGTGATGATCTGCCAGTGATGGTGAACCTGCTTCCCGCTAACAGATGAAAGCGCAGCAGCCGGATTCGCATTGAATGCTTTGAGAAAGGGTCGAGCTTGACCAGCCGAGGAAGCCTTGATGACTTCCTCCCCGCGCGAAAGACGCACAAGATTGGAATCGGAGGTCGAAGACCCAGCACCACCGACCGTTCCACCGGCCGCATGCGCTTCAACCCCGTTCGCCCACTTGATCGTGAGAGCCCCAGTAGACGCATCGACATGCACCGTCTTAGTCGTCTCAAGTGCATCGAATTGGGCTTGAAGTGCTGCGACCTTCGCTGCGGCAGCGGACGTGTCCGCGTCCAGCTTCGTCGGCGGGACTTTCAGATTCGCGACGTCATAAAGCTGGTTTATGTATGCCTGAACTCCAGCAGTGAGATCCCCTTGTGCTTGCAGCTGGTTTTCGAGCGCAGTTTTCGAAGCCTCGTACGAGGCAACCGCATCTTTCGATGAACCTGTCTGTTTGCCGATCGCTTCTGCTGCTGCCTGCGCAGCGGATACCTGCGACTCAAGCGCCTGCTGGTTGGCAACAGCCGCTGCCGTCGTGCCATCGATGACCTTGCCATTTTGCTTAAACGAGTCTGACAGGGCGTTGTTCGCAGCAGCGACACCGGTCTGCGCTTGGGCGACATCAAGCGACCCGCCATTGAGGAGAGTGAAAGCATTGGTGAGGAGCGTGGCCGCATCGTTCTCGAGTTGCAATTGCAGGGTCGTCGCGGCCGCCTGCGCTGCTGTCTTCTGGTTCGCGGTCACCGCGCCTTCGTAGGCAGAAACCGATGTGCCGTACTGCTGCGCCAGATCATCCTGCGCTTGCAGTTGCTCGCGAGTACTGATTGTTGCGCCGCCCTGTGCGCGCTGCAAATCGTTGTACGCCTTGATGGCTGCCTGAATGGCGGTGGCGTTGTCCTCGATCGCATCCTTGGCCGCGTGATACGCCACAGACGCATCTGCTTGCGCCCCGATTCCGAGCATGTCGCTGTTAGTAGCGCTTTTGGATGCCTTGTCATGAGCTTCTAAAGCGTTCGCGCCCGCAAGAATCTGCGCATTGACTTGCTTACGTGCTGCGGCATCGCCCAGGGCCGCGTCGACAGCTTTGTTCGTTGCAACTCCGAGCTTGTCAAGAATCGCGAGTGAGCCACTGTCCTGCAGATTCTTAGCGAGCTGGAGTTTGACATTCTGCCCGATGACGCCATTGTCTGCTTCTACCGCTGACGCGTAGCTTGCGACTGCGTTTGTAGCGGATTCCGTTGTGGCGAGGGATACGCCGAGAATTGCGACCAATGCCGAGACTCCGGCGATCACGAGACCGATCGGACCGAGAGAGGCTTGTTCTGCCACACCAAGTCCTGTGACGGCTTCGGTAACTGTCTGGATCAAGGGTGTGATCGACCCGAATAGTTTGAATGCCGTGTATCCGGCAGTAGCACCCGCAACTACGATTGCGAATCCGGGACCGAAACCGGAAAGGAAATCGAGGACGTTCGCGATGATGTTCAGGAACTGCACCATCGCCGTCCCCGCGGGAGCTAATGCTTCGACAATGTTCAATGCCGAGGTAGCGAGATTTCCGAGCAGGGAAGCGACCTGAGGCAGCGATCGCTCTGCATATGCGGCGAACTTTTGCAGACCGCCATCCGAAGTCCACTTCTCGAACCCGAGCGCCAAAGCACCGACGTACATACCTGCCTGCACGAACAAAGGGTTCAGCACCCGAAGCGACGCAACGGCGCCTGTGAGGGCGGCGTTACCAGTTCCGCCGAGGATGCCGGCGAACGCACTGACCTCGGAGTTCAGTTGTGGCATTGCGCCTTGCAGGGTTGCGAGTGCCCAGTTGAATGAGCCGAGCATCTTCGTGGCCGCAGTCTGCGAGAGCTCGTCAAGATCGCTTTTGAGCGCCTGAACACCAGCCGAGTATTCGCGACCTGTCTCCGTGCCCTCAGCCATAGCGTTCTTGATTCCGAGCACTGCAAGGACACCAACGACACCCATGCTGAGAAGACCGCCCCCGACTGCGGCAGAGTATGCAGCGAGTGGCCCTAGAAGCGGGATTAGCGCAGCGACAGCGGCCACAATTGCGCTGATGCGCTTGAAGCCTTCGTTTTTGATGTCGTTTCCACGGTTTTCTTCTTCATCTTCGACGCCTTCGCTAGCTGCGAGCGCATCGGTGACGGCAAGTAGTTTCATGCGCGCCGCCGCCAACGAATCGTCGGCGGCAATCGCTTTCTCCGCAGCAGCATCAGAACGTTCGGTTGCCTGCTGTAGTGCGAACTCAGCGGCTGCGACCTGATAATCGGTGCGACCGCGCGCATTCTGTACGTCGTTGAGTCGCATCTGCGCGAGAATTGCCCGCTGCGTTGCCGCATCCGACGCCGCATTTGTGGCCTGCAGTTTCTTCTCGGCAGCATTAACCGATTCGAGAGCTGCGATTGCGTCCGCGACAGACGCTTTGACCTTGATGGTGGGGTCGAGCGCTTCAAACTCCTTTGCTCGCGCCTCAGCAGCGTCAAGCCGTGTGTTGAGGTCTGAGTCGTCGAGTTTTAACTGCCCGACGATGGAACCGACTGTGGTGGGACCATCAGCCATTGGGCACCTCCGGTTCATCGTCTGAGAAGTAATGGGCGAGCGGAGTGTCCGTGGCGAGGAACATGCGGATGCGTGCGCTGAACCAGCGCCAGGTCACAGAAGGCCAGATCGGCTCAAGATCGACGCCAAGTATCTGGTGGAAGCAGTACTCGACCAGCGACCACTGTTCGGCAATCTGCGCCCAAGAGACCGAGGGGCCAGCTTTGCCTGCTAACTCTTTTGGGAGGTTGTAGCCTTCGTAGAACCCTGTGACGGGATCTTTTTCGCCCCACCCGTACTGCTCGAGCGCCGCGAGGCCCGATTCAGGTTCTTGCTCACGTAGGACGTCAGTGCTTTTGGGTCGCCGTTCGTCTCCCACATGATCTCTGCCGCCGCACGTCCTGACTTGAACTCAGCGAGAGCGGTGATCGCGGCGCGGGAAACTGCTGTTTCGGGTACGTTATCGGCAAGCATTTCGTCATACGCCGAGCCGAGAAACACACGCTTGAATTCGTCATCTGACCATGTCTCCTCGGCGCCGCTTTTGAGCACACCGGAAAACCGGAGCCCATCAGCTGCCCCAAGCGGGGGGATTGTGTAGTTCTTGCCGTTTATCGGCAAAACGAGAGGGTCAGCGAAAACGGCGAAGTCTTTGAACGGCATCGTGGGGATTCTTTTCTTCGGGGATCTTTTGGGGATGGACCCGGCCCGCGCTGATCCCCATCACGCGCGGGCCGGGAGTTGGTTACTACGTGGTGCGGGTGTAGTTGAATGCTGTGGATGCGCCAGTCGCGTTCGTGACAATGACCGGGGTCGTTCCTGCGGCGCCAGCCGGAAGAACGGCAATGATCTGGTTGTCGTTGATGAACGAGAACGAGGTGGCGTTCGTGCCGTTGAATTTCACACCCGTGGTTGCGACCACGCCTGTGAAGAACGAGCCGAAGATCGTGACGGCACCGCCAGCACCGATGCCGGAGGGGGTAATCGATGTGATGACAGGCACCACTGCGACGCTGTACGGGTTGGTGATCGAGGCGAAGGTGCCGTCAGCGGTGAAGGTGACGGTGATTTCTTCGACGTCCGCGACACCTGTTTTGGAAGGCTCCCACTCCACGAGGCCATACCCGCCGTAAGCATCTGCGGCGCCGTTCTTGTCGAACCAGCGGAAGTAAATACGTGCTGATGCGCCGAACTGGAAGCGAGTCGCCCGGATCAGCTCCTGACCTGGGTCGTACACGCCGCCGTTCACGGGGCGAAGGAATTTGGCGACAATCTTCGGGCCGATCATCGTCTTCTCGAACGCGTTTACACCGTTGGTGTCGTACGTGTCCGCGCCGACGATAGTCGGGTTCTCGGAAGGGTTCAGGTCATCGACGCCCTTGACGTTCAGCCAAGTTGCATTGTCGACAGATACCTGCAGTTGGTACTTGCGGGCGAGTGCCACGGTCATGATTGCCTCCTCAGGCGTTGGGGCATGGTGATGAGCCCCAAACCACGGAGGGTGTGGGGTTTTGGACGCATCCGGTTAGATGCGGTCTGTGGAGGGGATCATGATGGGCGAGAGGTTGTCGCCGGGAAACCGCAGTCGAGGTAGTACTTGTCGACGCGTTCTATTCGAGTTGACTGGTCTTGACCCATGGGGATGACGTTGTTTCGGTTCATCTGTTCCACAGTGACTGAGCCGAGCACGAGACTGACGGAACCGTGAAACAGGGAGAAGAAACTGTCGGCTAGGTCATCAACGTCGAGGTTGTTATTCGGTGCGCCACGGAAGGCGAACTGCACCATGACAAGGCCCTGGGGTACGTTGACGACGTCCGTGAGCGGGACTGCGTTGATGACCGCGCACCGGTCAGGTGAGACAGGCATGATGTTCATGACAATTGCGGTTTCGCCGGCCAAGTAGTTGCTGCCATCAGATCTGTACACGCCGAGTCCTGCATTTGCGGCCATGGTCGCGAGCCCGGTCTTTAGGTCTCGCATCGCACCCATTAGCCATCTCCGTATAGTGCTTCGTCCATGACTTTGAAGATGTTGTCGGCTTCCTGCACCATGGGGCGCTCGAGGAAGAAGGATTCACCATGCGTGTGAGTCAGTGGGGCGCCGAATTTCCCGTGCCGGTAATAAACGCCCTCATGCTGGTACAGGGCGTACGGTCCAGGGATGAAGATTTCGCCCATGTCGTCGTAAACGGTGATCCCGATCGAGCCGACAAGGTTGCCTGTCTGCACCGGCACGAGCGGGGTGACAACCGACCGCAAATATTCGAGCCCTCGCGCTAGTGCGATTGGCTTGCGTTCCTCTAAGGCTTCGCGGAATGCATCGAGGTTGAAGGTTCCACGAACAGCCATCGGTTCTCCTAGGTGAGTGAAACCGCGATGTGATCCGGTAATCCGAGTGACCCAGACTCGTGATATTCAATTCCGAGGACACGAGAGACAGCGGTTTTGTAGGTAACGCGTGAGTTCACGGTGAACGCAGCCGCGTTCTCAGGCTCCGTATAGAACGTCGACGATGAGACGACTTGCTCACCATCCGAATCGCGGACAAGTTTCCGGGCACCGTCGTAGAAGCCCACGACGTTCTGCGCGGTCGCGAAAGTGTCCCCGTTCGAGCCGGCCCCTGTAAAGGGTTCTACAGAGACGGTCTGCTGGTAGAACAGGGCGAGCGCCTGCTTGGCGTTCACCCGGTCACCCACGGTTGCGACGGGGTCAACCCAGCATCAGCGAGAATCCGGCGCGCCTCGGGACATATCCCGTTCATGGCATCCGTTTTCGCTAAAGCGGCTTGTGCTGCATCGGCGAAGCCGACACGGCCGGAACCGATCGCGACAGCATCCAGCACACCAGCAACAAGCACACCGCCCGCGTTCGGGTCAATGCCTTCCGAGTTGAGGAATGCCGCCTGGGAGCAGGTGGCATCGTTGAACGCCTGCAGAGTGGGTGTGTCAATCGGGAGACCGGTGGTGTCGGCGTTGAAGAAACAGAGCTCGGTCGCTTCCCTCACCGCGAGGGAAGCAGACCGAAGCAACTGGGCGATGTTCGTTGGAGCGGTCGTCAGTCCTGTCCATGCCAGAAAATCTGCTTGAGCGGCGTAGACGAGGACCATCAGTTACTCCTTGGCAGATTCGGCCTGCTCGGCGTGGATCTCGGCGAGCAGTTTCTTGCGGTTCGCAGCTCTCACGAGCTCGTCATCGGTGAGGACAACACGCGGGTCGGGGACACCGAACAACTGCGGGTTGCGTTTCTTCGCCTCAGCGGCCGTGAGTTCCTTGTACCCGTGAAGGAGGTAGGTGCGGCCAGCGTTGGTGGTTTCCTGCAGGTACGCCTCGAAATGCTCGAGCGTGACCGCGGTGACACCGCCAGCCTCGTTCTCGATGTACTTCGTGGTGTCGTCGCTCACTTAGCGTCCTCGGGGAAGTTGCCGTGCTTGAAATGCGTCTGCCCGTCTTCGGGAACCTTGGACAGGTCCGACTTCACCTCAGGACCGTCCTCGTACCCTGCAGGGACACCTTCGGGGAACTCGACCGGTTCACCGTGCGTGTCCGCCGAGAAACCCTCGATCGGCTTGCCGGGGGTGATGACAGACGGGGTGTCGGGGATCTCGTTGGGGTCTGTTGCCTTTGCCATGATGATTCCTTTCGTTTGAAACGCCTAGCTGGCGCAGAACCCTTCACGCCGTCATATGCGTGAAAGGAACTGTGCTGCCTAGGTGAGTACCTGGAAGCCCTTCGCGTCGCGGAGGATCGAAACACCGTAAAGGGTGTCGATGGTGACCTGCGTGCCGAGGTTGTCGTTGTTGTACGACATCGTCACCCGCAGCACGAGCCCCGAGTTGGGGTCGGTCACAGTTGCCTGCGCTGTGCCTTCACCGGTGGGTGCCTGCGGCAGCGCACGGGACGCGAGGATGATCGCGCCCGGGTCGAATGCGAGGTCGTGGGTGGCGATCGGTGCGGAACCGGTCGTCGGGACAAGCTGCGACTCGTGAAGCTGCAGACCGAAGATGTCCTGCGACACGAGACCGTTGCTGATGTCACCACGGCTCGACGAGTTGTACGCGAAGTAGTTCGACAAGGTCGAGTCCGCGAGGAGCGCCGCCGTGTCCTTCGTCGAGATCAGCATGTGCCGGTTCTGGCGAGGAACAAGGTTGTCGGTGAACTTCTTGTTCACCGCACGCAGAGTTGCAGCGGACAGGTCGGTGCCGGCCGTTCCGAGTGAACCCGAGAAACCCGAGTACAGGGCGATGATGTCGGTTTCCACCTGGGTGGCGATCGCCGCGACCTGCGCGCCGATGTACGACTTCATCAGGTACGGGAGCGCCTGAGCCTTCGCGAAATCCTCCACGAGGATCGTCGCCTCGAAGTGCCTGTTCAGCGTGACCGTGGTCGACGTCGAGGTGGGCACCTGCTTGGTGACCGGGGTGTTCGCGACCTTCGCGTTCGCCGCCAGAACACCCGGGTACGGGATGGACAGAATGTTTCCTACCTCGAACGTGGCAAGGTCGCTGTCACGGGTGACCAGCGGTGCCATGACGTAGTTCGGGCGCAGGATCTCGAGGGCCTCGTTGGCCCAAATGGTTGGGATGAAGGGTGCTGCTGAGGTACCAGTGACGTTAGCCATGCTGGTTCACTTCCTTTACGGGGTGATGCGCGGAGCTCCCGGTTCGGCCTGTGCTGCGAGGATCGCGTCGCGGTTCTCGACGTAGTAGGCGTGATCGGATTGCATCCGTGCTTGCGAATATGTCTTCGGCTGGCCTTGGCCGCCGTTGATGTCCGCGCCACCTGAACGAGCTGCTGTGGTGGTTGAGCCTTTGAATGCGAGTGCTGCCTGCGCGGACGCTTCCATGTCCTCGGCTGTTGCACCGTGGATGAGCTCGGAGGGGACACCGGTTTTACTGGCGATGTCCGCACGGAGAGCGCGTGTTTCGGCTTCGGCAGCTCGTGCCTCGGCCGCTGCGGCGCGGTCCTGTACCTTCTGGAGCTCGGTTTTGTTCGCTTCTTCGAACTCGTCCCACTGCTTGGCCTTCGACTTGAGCGGTCGCAGTTCGCGAAGCTCTTCCTTCTGGGCGGCGAGTGCCTTGACCAGCGGGTGGTCAGCGGGCAGGTTGGTGAGATCGAGCGTTGATGTTTCGGCAGCTGCCTGCTGTGCTTCGGTGGCGGCCGTTTCGGTCGCTGCTGTCTGCTCAGTAGTCGCTTCTGTGGTTTCGGACATTGGTCTGTTGCTCCCATTTCGGGTTTGGTGGGGAACTACGCCGTTTCGGCGCAGGCTTGTGGGCCGCTATTGCGGGGTGGGGAGTTTGATGCGCCCGTTCGACAGGTCGGGTTGCTCGCGGCGTGACTGCCGTTTCAGACCGTGCTCGGCGATATGCGCGCGGAGGTTCGCCTGCTGGCGTCGCACATCCGCGAGAGCATCCGTCTTCACATCCGTGTCGAGGGCGTGCTGGGCGACGAGTTTGTTCTTCCTGATGTCGCGTTCGATCGCACGCTGCTTCTGCGTCGCGTTGTACGCGGCAGCATGCTCAGGCGTCCATTCCTGCACCGGGGGAAGTTTCGTAACCCCGGGAATGACGGCAACCCAGGTGTGCCGGCAGTTCGGATGATGCAGACCAGCAGCGACAGCATCCGCAATGGTCGGTGTGCCGAGCCCATCCGGTGAGATCGCCAACACACGGTTCTGCCAGGGAAGGCACAACGGGCACGGATGCCCATCGTCGGTGACCGTCACATATTTGATGCCCACCGCGGTCATGCGTGCCAGATGGGAAGCGTTGAACGCCCGCAATGACGCTGTGCGGACGGCCATCTCCGTGTATGCGGACAGTGACCAGTTCCGGCCAGCCTTATCGGTGAACCCCGTGATGCCTTTCGACACGAACACCCGCCACGCGACCGCTTGCGCGTGCGCCGGGGTGAAACCGTTGTCGAGGACCTGGCCGATCCCGCCGTGCGGTGCGATCGCCTTGTAGATGTCGTCCGGGAGTCGGGTGAGACGGAAACGGACATCCTGCAACTCGGAGGTGATGTCATCCCGGATTGCCTGCGCGGCACGTTCCGAATGCGGCATCGACAGGTCAAACGGTGTGTCGTCGAACAGACGCTCGAGCGAACTGCCAGGCGGTGGAGGTGGTCCACCAGCAGCGGCAATGGCACCGTCCGCGGCTTTCTCACCCTCACTGACAGCGGCGGTGATCATCTTCTGCACCAGCGGGTTCGTCTGGTACACAAGCCGAGAAACAATGTCGTTGGTGACCCGGCGAATCTGAATCCGCGCCACCTGCTGTGAGGCAAGATCCGGGAAAGTCCGGCGAAGGATCGCGGTGACTCGTTCGAAGATCAGTTGCTGCGCGAGCGCGTAGATGGCGGCGAGTTGGTTCGCGTACCCGTCAGACTCAGGCGTCGGCTCCTGCGGCATCGTCGTCCTCCGGCGTTCCGGTGTCCTCGACACCCTGGATGGCCTTCACATTCACGCCGCCCGTGTTCGAACCGTTGCCAGCGACGGCAGCCCACAGGTTCTTCTCTGACGGGTCAGGCAGCATCGAGTAGTCCTCGCGGATCTGCGCAACCTCCGCTTTGATCTGCACCTCGGTCCAGTCCTCGTGCAGCATCTGCACACGGGTTTCGATCGACGCGGACTCCGACAGGTTGAGGGCCTGCAACGTGTCGGCAAGGATTTTGGGGTCTTGCGCGGCAGCGTCAGCGAACTCGATCTGCGGCATAGCGTCACCGCGGCCGGGACCTGAGAACACGAACTCGTCAACATCCATGAGGGCTGCGAGAATCGTGGACAGTTGCGGACGCCAGTACAGGATCTTCGCCTGCCGGGTCAGGATGGTGAGTTTCTCCCGCGCCGTCACCTCGGTTGCGGTGATCTGCGACGAATCGCCACCAGCGTCACCGAACGACTGCGGTGAGAACCCACACGCGGCGTAGATGCGTGCCAGCAGGTGCACGACCGCGTCCATGTGGTCTTGGGTGCGGATCGAGGGCTGGAAGTACTCGAACGAGGACTCGTTGTCCTTCACCGACGATGGTGCGGTGGTGGCGGGTTCGACGAACACTTCCTGGTCGGCGTTGAACGTTGATCCTGAACCGGTTGTGCCGACCTGCAGGAAACCCTTCGGGACGATCATGCGAGCTTTACCGAGACGGATGTCACGCATCCATGCCGTGTACACCTCATCCAACTGGTCCATGAGGTCTTCGACGCCGAGGTAATCGCTGCGACCGAGCGCGGACGCGCCAGGCAGTTTCCGCCAAGCACCGTTCGGGGCAATGTTCGGAATGTAGACGGCAGTCAGCAGGTCAGAGCCCGTGTCGACACCAGCATCCGAATCGACAACGTCAGCAAGATATTCGGTGTCTGGGTGGTCGGCGAGCGGCTGAACGAAACCAAGACCCTTGGAATCGGGTGCTTCGTACAGGCCGTACTCGATGCGGCCGCGGGAATGGCACTCGAGCAGACGCCACGTCGACTTCGAACCCGCTTTCGGTGCGAGCTCACGCCAGAAGATCACAGATTGGAGGCGGTTCATCCAGAACTGTGGGACAGCGCAATCCGCCGCGACCACATCAAGGAGCGGTTTGTCTGGGACCACGTCGGCGTTCCAGATGACCCGCAAGTACGAACCACCATGAGCGGACGCATACTCGGCTCCGGCGAGCAGGGCGGCGTGTGCAGAGTCGTCGAGGATGTCGCTGAGACGTTCCGTGCTGATCTGTGTGGGTGTTGGCGGTTTCGGCTTGTCACCTTCGACGGGGATCTCGTCGTCCGTTGCCTCAGCATCGGGTTCCTCGAATGACACGTCCGGCATTTGTCCGAACAGGATCTGCGACGACATCCGGGAAACCTCAGCCGCGACCGGGACATGCATTTTCACGGGACGCTGCGACGTCAGACCCGGTGTTGGTGTTCCCCAGAACCGTCTTTTCAACTGCCCCCAGATGGAGGTGGTGACGTTCTGCGGTGACGTGTCCGAGTACAGGCGCGACAGGGTGTCGGTGTCGGAGGTGTACCAGGCGTCGAAGAGTTGGAATGACTCGTATGGGGCTGCGAGGTTCTCGGGCGGCCAGATTGTGAGACCGTTGGCGGGAAGCGGCACAGCAGCCTCCTACAGCTTGATGAAAGGGATGGCGACGGACCCGGTGAGGAAGTGGTCGCCGCTGATCGCGGGTTTGCCGTTAGGGGTGCGAACCAGGTGCGAAACGACGACCTCGTGAGGGGTGATCGTGACGGAGAGGATGTCTCGTGCGACTTCGGTGCTGATGCCGAGCGCTTTCAGGGCGGCGTCGCGGCGTGCGGAGGCGATGGCTTCGGGGAGTTCCATGGGGATGGCCTTAGTTGATGAGTTGACGCCAGACGGTTTCGGTGGTGACGATCGCGTACCGGAAAGCGTCTAACCAGTGGTCGGCGACTTTCACCGGTTTGTCTTCGCCCTTATCGGTCGCTTTCGTGTCCCACGAGTAGCCGGGGATTTCCTGATTCAGCGACGGTGTCCGTGTGGTGGTGAACAGGTGACCGGATGCGAGCAGGGAAGCGACAGTGCCGATGCCGTAGCTGACTGAGTTGTCGGCGTGCCGCAGGTTCCTGACGCCGTCCTCTTGAAGCTGCACTTGGAACGATGCTGCGGCAGGGTCGAGGAACACCCATTCGGGTTCAAGCGCGGTCTTGTACGGCAGGTGCTCGCCTGCGAGCCAGGTTCGGAAACCTTCGGATAGTTGCTGATCAGTGAGACGTGTCGACGTTTGCGCCGGGTTGTGGCCCCACTCATCGACCGCGTACAGTCTGCAGTCGACACGGCGACCGTAATCGTCGAGGACGTCAGCGATACCGAGGATGACGGCTGCGGTGGGGTTCGTGGTGCCGTAGTCGACACCGACCGCGAGGAGCCGGCGCATCGGCGGTAGATCCTGCCATGGGACAACGTGGATGTCTTGATCCCACATCGAGTAAATGGCACCCTCAGCAGCAACCCATTCACCTTGGATGAACCTGCGGTACCAGAGCCCCGTGAACTCGCGTGAGATCGACTCAATGTATTCGGGTGTCAGTGAAGGGTTGTCTTTGAGAGTGAAGTGGAAGCGACGCCAATCCGTCAACTCGGTGATGCGGTCGAGGAAACGGCGTTTCAGCCAGTGCGCCGGATTGTCGGGGTTGGTGGTGCCGAAAAGTTGCGCACCCTTCACCGACATGCGACCAAGCAGTTGGGTGAAGAACTCCTCAGGAATGACGGTGATCTCATCCACATACGCACCAGCGACAGTGAGACCGCGGAGCACCTTCTCCGACTTCGCATCCGAAGCGCCGATGACGTAGACGGTGCGTCCCAGGATGGTGCCGGATGGTGCACCGGCCGTGTAACGGACCTGTGAGGCGACGATGCCGAACAGTGACTCGTCCTGCAATGGTGCGAACACGTTCCGTGCTGCAGTGTCACGGGTGCGGGCGATGACAACGAGTTGGCCGCCCGCGGGTGCGGTGGCGACGAATATCAGGAACCGGATCAGCGACCCGAGCGTTTTGCCGGACCGGATTGATCCTTCCCAAATGCAGACTCGACCATCGGAATCTTTCACCGAATCGAGTTGCGCATCGGAGAGGAAAACGTCTAACCCCGTGTTTTCTGGCACCCAACCGACCTGTCTACTGGTCTGGGCCTTTGACACCGAGCATCGAAGCGATCCCCGTCAACAGTGAAACGGCGGCAGCCTCGCCAGGATTCGAACCCTCAGTCGCCTTCGTGGCCTTATCGAACGCGATCGCCGCCGTCGTCACCGCATTACGGACCACCTCAACAGGTGGCCGGTCGAGAAGATGCTCGTTGTAGTCGTTGTCTTTGCCGCCGAAGTTGTACACCAGATACTCGCCATCAAGCGAATGCAGCAGATCCCGAGCCGCAACAATCATCAGCTGCGCGAGCTCCAAACGGTCAGCAGCCAGATCAATGGTGTGCGCCCGAACAGCGATCGCAGTCTGAGAACGGTCGAACGCGAGCCCGTTGTCCTTCGCCCACCGCGAAACAGTCGACGGCGCAACATTCAGCTTCGCCGCGATCTGCCGGCACGAATGCCCATCATCGAACAGCGCACGAGCTTCATGACCGCGTTTGACGTCGAACGTTGCAGCGGCCATGGTTCACCTCGTTGCACCGTTTCGGCGCGTGTGGAGGCGTTTCGCCTCGTGGTTTGGTTGTTGGTGCGACGTGAGGCTAGACGCGCTCTCTGCTGGGAAACTCGGTGCGTCGTCGGCTTACCGGCGTCTTGACCAACGGGGGTTCGCGATTCGGTGGCCTGCTACCTAGTTGCTGCTGGTCGCCCTTGGTCGGTCCACCGATGCCGAATCGCGAAGAATGTTGAATGCCCGGGACGATTGTGGTCGTCTTCGGGCATAGTAATGCGAAGTGGCTAAAGCATAGCTTCTGGCCTATATAGGTTGCAAGCTATGAAGTGGGTGTGTCATCAGCTGTTCCGGGAACGCAACTCTGTGTTCCCGGAACGTTGCTCATGCGACTTCCTCGTGGGTTTCGATGTCGAAGCGGAGTTCGCGGAGTGCTGAGCGGCCGTGCCAGACGTTCGCGCAGGACCGGCATAGTCCGGTGGCTTTGTCGAGGGTTTCAGCGCCCACGTTGCGGTATTCGATGATCAGGGCACCTATCTGGTCGCCTGTCCTCGGATCGAATGCCCACCGTTCCCCACAGATCGGGCATGGGGAGGTGATTTCGAGGGTCACGGGTGGGTCGAACATCGCGGAGATGTTTCGTGCCCACCCTTCGACGAGTTTGAGGGTGTCGGCTTCCATTGATTCGGTGATCTTGCCGGCGCGGCGGCGGTTCTCGTAGTCGACGTACCATTCCCGGAGGCGTTCCCAGATGTACTTGTGTTCGCGTGGCGCGGGGAGGGCCCTGTGCCAGGTGTTGATCTGCTTCACGATGGCATCCCACATTTCGACTGCTGCGGGGTTGATGGGGAGGAATGAGCTACCGGAGGTTGCACCGTTCTTCCCGTCGTTACCGGTCGCTACAGCGTCGCGGAGCATACGTAGCAGGGGTGCGTGGTCGACGTCGGAGATGCAAGCTATCTCGAGGTCCCCGACCTGCTTCGTTTGCAGGACTTTGGTGATGTGGTTCAGGGTGAGTCGGTCGATTGAGTCCAGGAGGAAGTTGTCGTCTTTCATTCCGAACCCCCAACAGCCAACTGGAGTCGCGTTGCTCGTCGTTTTTTCTTCCCCGGTGGAATCCAGCCTTCGCGTGGGCCTTCGATGGTTGTGCCCATCCGTCTGTGGCGTGTCCGCGATTGGGTGCATGTTTTGCATAGGCAGGTGGGCCATTTGTTGCCTTTGCGGGAGTTGCATCGGACGCACGCTGGTACTTTGTTCCATCCGCTGTCTTCGCCGCCTTTGCTGAGCGGGACGATGTGATCGACGGTGTGATTGTCGCGACCTAGTTTCGCTTTGCAGTAGTGGCATTTCTCGTCGGTCATTCGTTTCCGTCTTTCGTGTTGTCGGGTACTGCCCGGTAAGGGTTGTCGCTGGGAACGAGTTGCAGGTGGATCGAATCGACTGGTCCGCGTTCGTCGAATCCCCAGATCGCGCCTTCGTCCCAGGCGTCGGCTTTCGCTGTTTCGAGGATGTCGATGAGGTCATCGCGGACATGCAGTTTGCCGAGTACGAGATCACCTGAGGTCCACAGTTCGTTGAGTGCGTCCATGATTTTTTCGGCGTCGCTCATGCTGTTTCTCCTTCGCGCGGTTTGTCGGGTTCTGAGGCAGCGCGACCAGCACGCCACACAGCACGCAGACCCGCGTGATGCCAATGCACGTTGGTCCCGCGAGCTTCCTTGGCTGTAGCGATGTAGAGGGTGTCCAACTTGCCGTCGCTGGGTTCGTCTGTTCTGTCTGTCAACTGGGCGATACGATCAGCCGCCTCAGTGAGTAGAACCCATGTGTCGCTTCTACCGTCCGCTCCGGCGCGGTTTTGCAGTTCGGCGATCAGTTCGTCGTCAGTCATCGCTGGCCCCGCTTTCGGATGAAGTCGAGGCAGCCGAGTGCTCGAACTTCAAATCGAGTGCAGCATCAAGTTCCTGAGCGTCTTGCACTCGACCACCGAGACGGTCATAGCGAGACCACGCATCCCGCGCCATCACAAGTTGCTGGCGCAGAAGTTCAACCTCGCCTAATGGCTCAGGGGTAATGGGCGGTATATGCACATCGCCGCAACGCGGACATTCATGTGCGGTCGTCGCCCAGTCGTTTTCAGTCATTTTCGTCTCCTTTGAAGCCCCAGCAAATCGACCATGCGCCCATGCGTTCGACAACATTTCACCTTCGCGTCTCGTCGCCGCAATGTGACCGGGGCCAGCCAGTGCGCACTCTCTAACCGCTGTTTTCAACGTTGGCGGGGTGACGTTCCAAACGACACCCGTCGCCTCTTCATAGACGCGGTACTCTTCTTGGCTCATGACTTAGCAACCTGCGATCAGGTCATCGAGCATTAGCGCGCCATTCGCAACGTCAGCGGCGAGTTCTCGAACGAGTTCCCAGTTCTGCTCCTTGATCGCGGTCGCCATCTTCGCGTTGTGCCACGCAATTTCAGACCACGCTTGTCGTACTGTCATCGCTCGCCAACCGGCTTGATCGCCTTTGCCGCGATTCGCCCACAGTTCGGCGCGCATCTTCACCGCGAACGCATCAACCTCTGGGTATCGTTCGCGTAGCTTCTCATCAGTCGGTTCGCTCATTTGTCCTCTTCCTTCACCGTGTTGGCTACACCCTGCATGTGCGGGTACTTGGAGGGGTCCTGCTCGTACTCGGGCCTCGGGGCAAAGCCCTTGTGCCAGTGGTCTGACCATGACTGACGAACATGACCAACCGGCGTTTCCGCGTCACCCCAAGTCCACGGTGTCGGGTCGAGGTCTTTGGGTGTGTCGGCTACACCCGAAGAACGCGCCACCAGGAGATCGGGCTCAGCGATATCTCCGGCCAGATGCGGGAACCGTTTCGCGTACCGGTCGAGCAGATCGGCTATCTGGTTATGGGTGACACGACGAATGCTGTCGTTCTCGTTGCCCTTGAAGCGTTGCGCTCGCTCACGGAGCATGATCGCTCGGCGGTGAATGATTCGGCGCACATCGTTTACCGAGAATGTCGGTTCGGTGTTGTCTCCTGTGTTGTCGGCACCCGAAGAACGGGCCAACTTGCCCGCATTGAAGACAGCGCGCAGACCAGACGCCAGGACCTGTTCGGGGGTCGCCTTAGTACCAGCACCGCGATAACCCCAATCCGCGATAATCGCTTCTTCGTGAACTTCGATCAATTCGTCGTCGCTCGGTTCGTCATCAATCATTCGAATACTCCATCTTCAAATCGCGCTTCGGTGATCTTTTCACCGGCCGCGATGACCCGATTGATGGCTGATGAACTCAACCGTGATAGGTGCTCCAGCACTTCGCTTTCGAGAACCGAAATCAGGTGGCCCTCGGTTGGGAACGTGCATCCGTCGCCGTCGTAATGTCCTGGCGCGCAGATCAACTTGCTGCCTGTGTTGTCGGTTTCACGGATGAAACCAGCAGCGATCAGAGCACCCGCGATGCGTTCGGAATAGCGTCGGTTATCTCCGCGATCACGAACGATCGAAACTTCATCGACAGCTTCGGCTATCTGCTGGCGGATCGAATCAACAGACATCAGTGCCAGTCCTTTCCATTTGCCTCGGTCAAACGCTCTTCGGTTGGGATGTAGAAAAGTTCATCGTCATTCGCTTCACCCCAGTCGAACGTTCCGAATGTCGGGTGCGTGATTTCTATCCAGATCGTTCGCTTGTCAGACTTCGGGCTTGCAGCCAGGTTCCATTCGCACCCAGATGCAAGGTAGGCACCAGCGACGGCTAACTGACTTTGCGCGCCGGGAGTGTCCCGATCGCGCCAGTTAGAGACCGGGACTACTCCGCGATGACACAGGTCGATCAGCGTGTCGGTATCTAGGGTGTTCATGGTGTTTGTTTGTCCTTTCCGTCCAACAACCCCGCCGGTCTGAAACCGATATGAAATTCGCGGCCCGAGGGTTGCCACGAAAGTTCAGCTGATGCGAATCCATCACGATGCTCGAATTGGAAACCTGAATCCTGGTTCTGGATCTCGGCTATCTCAGTTGTGCGTCGTTCCTTGGCACGCTCGGCAACTCGAGCTCGGATTCGACGGTTCATGCCGTTGCCTTGCAGAAGCGACAACTGGGCGAACACGCGGGCCACTTCTGACCATTCGCAGCTTCGAACTCTGCACGCTCTCGCTTCCAAGCCCAATGCAGCATGATCGGCAACGTGTCGCGAGTCAGCCAGAAGTAGAAGATCGCTGAAACCGGATACCCGGATGCGTAACCGAGCGCGATGTGGAACAGCCAGTTATTGCGGCCATTGCGTCGTTCCACACCCATGCCGAGGTTCAACCGATCACCCGTGACCTCGCCATGACCACCACCGAATTTCAAATACGGCAGCGTTGTCTTTTCGGTTTCTCTACCAGGAACCAACATCACAACACCACCGACGCAGCTTGAGCGGCCCGAGTGAGCGCCAAACCCTCATCGTTCGACATCCCCCGGACAGTCCAACCAGTGATCCGCTCATGCCTCAACGCCTTCCCCTTCGAGAACAGCATGTGCGCCGCGTCAGGAGTGAACACGTCAAGGTGCGTATCGCCACGCATCCACCCATCAGCGCGACCGTCCGGGTTGAACAGCACCCAACATTCAGGGACCGTCACGATTACGAATCCGTCTCGCTGCACACGACCAATCTGAGGCTCGGGTTGGGCGAGTCCGAACGCAGCAATCCATGCTTCACGCTCCGGCTCCGGGATTCTGCGTTTGACTGTTTCCGCCTCCACCACAGACAACGACGTTTCACTCATAGGTGTTTCCTTTCGGGTAGATGTACTCAACTGCCGAGCCTGTTCAACTCGCGAAACATGCGACCGTAATTACCGTCACCAGGACGCCACTTCAAATCCGGGAAATGCCGCCGCAACGTGTCATAACTGACCCCCACCGAGCGCATCACCTCACGCCGGGAAGCACCATCCTCAAGCAGCGCGCAGGCACGCTCGAGCCTGTCCGTGGTAATCGGTCGTGTCGCGAACGGCGAATCGCTGCGTTGCAGCAAACCCAGACGACCACGCCACCGCTGCACTGTCCGAGCAGTCACACCCATCCGCGCTGCGATCTGCGACGCACTCAGGCCCGACGATTGCAGGGACTTGAACAACTCCGCATCGAACTTCCTCACGATGCCACCGCCTGTGATCGCAGCCAGTCCGCACGCTCGAGCACCGCGGCATCGCACTCAGGACAATCGCCAACCTTCTTCTGGAACAAATGCACCGAGCAAACTCCGGCAGGCTCAGCACCTTCCACCGGGTGTGCATAACTTCGTCCTCGCGGGACCGCATCTTCTTTTGTAGATGTTGAGGTTGATGTTGCTGTTGCACGTTGCTGTTGTAGGCCACTGGTAAACGGCTTCTCGCCGTTACCAATAACGCTGGGTAAACCGGTGGGTAAATACATCTCAGACAGGTGGGTAAGGTCCGTGTCCATCTCCTTCGGATTAGCCGACTGCTGACGCAGAATCGTCTTCACTCCCGGCTTCTCCCACGCCGCCCAATCCGGATTTTCCTTCCGCAGCCGAGCAAGTTCCCAGACGATCGCAGCCCGAATTTTCCGCGACCCAATCGCCCCGTACTCCTTCGACATGGTCACCGCGAGTCTCGGGTTTTTGAGGATCGGATCATGCCGCAGATATGACCGCACAAGGACTTCCTCCGTGTCTTCGTCAATGACGATGAAGAACGCGTAGGCGAGCTCCTGAGCCGCCAGCAAGGTTGCGTGGGTCGGATTCTCCGCGGCGCGCTGTGCGAGCTTCCCAGGACGCCAATCAGTGACCCCGCAGTAGGTGAGTGCGCCGTCGCCGAGCAGTGTCATGTAGAGGTGCTGCGCCGGGACGGTGAGGTTCAGCCAGTCGTCGTCGGACCACATGTCGTGGCGCAGTTGACCGTATTCCTTAGCCATCGGGGAGTGCCTCCTTGACCATGTTCAAAACGGTGCCGGCGAAGTAACGCCATTTGTCGACGCGCTCGACTCTCGGGTTGGCGAATGAGACGGCGAGTGCGCGCTCGAGCAGGTGCATGGGAACGCCCATCGCACGCCATTTGGATAGTGACACCAGCGCGTCCACGGGCGGTTCGATGCGCCAGAACGAGGGCTTGAGGGCATTCCACATTTGGATGAACCTGTTGTAGTAGGCGACATCCAACTCGTAGGAGTCCGTCAATCCTTCGAGTGCCTGGCGGACAGTTGCGAGATACGCCATCTGCAAGGAACCAAGTTCAGCCACCTTCGAGTCACCCATCTGCGCGGAAGACTTGCCCGCGTTGCAGTCGCGACAGGCTGCCACCAAGTTGCTGGGATCGTCGGGGCCACCAAGCGATACAGGGATGACGTGATCAACTGTCAACTCGGTGTCGGGCGCTTGCAGTCCGCAGTACTGGCAGGTGAAGTTGTCGCGTTTGAGAACTTCGAATCGGGTGCGCTTGCTAACGGCCATGATTGGTTCCTTCCTCGTCAATGCGAACGCGATCGCGTTCGCGTTCGACGGGAGCAGCGTACGGCGCGACCCCTTTCATCGTCAGGTTGCCTGCGACGCCGAGCAGTTCGGCGGCGAGGGAAGCACCTATCCAGGCGGTGTCGCCGTCCTCGGTAAGCAGCAACCAGTCGTGTGTGTTGCGGTCATAGACGGGAATCTCAGACGCTCGCATCTGCCCGCGGTTCCTGCGCAACTTCCAGCCCATGTGGAGGGCCCGTTCTTGCCCGTGAGCTTCACACGCAGCATTACAAGGCCCACAGAGGGTGATGAGGTCAGCTGCGGTCAGTTGGGGTGCTTTCGACCCACGACCGCCAGCGCCTGAGGCTTCTCGATGTTGGATGGTGAGACTGCTCGAGCCGCAGTCCAAGCAACGATGGTGGTCGCGTGTGTAGACGAGCTCACGGAGCTTCCGTGTCGGCGCGGTCATGCGGATTCCTCCCAGTCCGGCTCGACAGACTGCTTCTCAAACGCAGACCAGGTCAGACGCGGGTGCGATGCCCACCATTCAACGAGTTCCTCCGATGCGTAGGCGTGAGCGCGGGTCTCGTTGCCGATGAATAGCGAGTAAGGGTCAATGCCCGCCCGCTTGCCACGTGCGTTCAGCAGGACGCCGTTGCAGGCGTCCGCAGCTTCGCTGTATGCGCTCTCTCGAACGGTCTCAAATTCGGCGCGCAGGGTTCGCCAATGACCGACCGCGAACTTGAAGATGATTGATCCCGTCATCGGTTGGCTCTCGCGTAACTCACGCGGACCGGGTTGCCGTCTAGGTCGTTACCGTGGCGTCCGCACTGGCAATTTCCTAGCTCAGCGCGGTGGCAGTCGAAAGAACCGCAGTGGCCCTTCACGCCGATTACGTCACGGCACTCAAGGGAGGCGACGGACAGCAGCGAAAGGACGACATGTGCTCCGTCGCGCGTGAGCGTCAGTTCGTTCGGAACCTCGAACTCGGGAGGGCAATAGATGTTCGCGCGAAGACCGTTCGCCGTCCCATACGTGTGGCCCTGATCCATCACGACACCCGCTCGGTCTGGCAGGTGAAGTAACCACGGTCATTTATCGATGGAGGAACGAAGTGAGGCTGGGGTGCGCCACATTTCGGGCAGCGCAGCACCGGAAGGCCCGCGCGCTCGCGCGCTGCAGCTTCTCGCTCGAGGCGCTCAGATTGGGCCGTCACTTGTACGCCCTCGGCTTTCTAGCTCGAGCACGAATCTCGCGGTAGAAGGTTGCCCAATCGAGGCAGTCCACACGTCCACCCGAGCCGGGCATTTCAACCCAGCCCCACGAGAAGTACTCGTCGTCATCCACGATGTAGAAGGCGAGGTTGGTCATGTCGGAGTTCCTCACCCGGAAGCTGTATCTCCCATCGGTGAGGACAAGGAGACCAAGATCATCAACGTCCTCCAGGACAGTTCGGAGCTTTTCTGAGCGCATCATCGGATGCCACCCTCAAGCAGCACAGCGAACGTCTCCAACGTCATCGAGACGTACTGGTCTGCCGGGTTCGCTGAGCCCCGCTTCTTATGCGCGACGACACCAATCACCGCGTCATCGTTTCCGCGCTCCACCTCCGCCTCACGAATCCATGCAGGCAGGTTGTCGCGGGCCGTGTCTTTCACCTCAATGACGACACGTTGACCGTTCAACCGGACACCACCGATATCGCCGCGATCCTTCGCCCCCGTTTTTGCGCGCCGCTCGATCCGGTCATCAGCGAGACGGAAGGCAAGGAAGTTGGCGACCAAGGATTCCTGGCGGGTGCCGGCGGCTTTCGCGGACGATCTGTTGCGAGTCATCGCGTCTGCCCCATCGCGATCTGCACAGCCCGGAGCTGGGTTTGCAGGTTGGATTGCTTCGACTCCAACTGGCGGACGGTCGCTTTCGCATAGTTCAGTGCCGCCTTCGCAATATCAAGACGGGTTTTCTCACTCGTGGTGAATCCGCGGGCTTGAATCTCCCGGTCCGCGACGGTGCCTTGGGCTTGGGCGTAACGGACATCCCATTCCTTCTGCCATGCCATGAACGCCTGGTCGAATCTGACTTCGGCGTCACGGACTGTTTCGGGACCGTTATCAGCCATGTCCGCGATCTGCCGCAGTTCCGCGACGATCTGGTCGGGGGTGACGATGTTCATACGGTCTCTCCTGGCAGTGGCGCTGCAGGATCAATGACTGCTTCGCGTTCGGGGAGTGTTTCCGCGAACTTCCGCAACTCCGCCGCGATAGGAGCCGAGACCCCCAACGAGACGACAGCGTTGTAGAGGGGACGCAGTTGCGCTTTCGTGGTGGCGCTGCGGGCCTCACGGATGGCATCTTCGAGCGCTTGCGGGTCGCGTTCGGCTTGACGGTTCTGCACCTCCGCAAGAGACGCGACACCACGTTTCGTATCAGCGGCGAGGACAGCGACGATCGCGCGACCCCATGCGGAGGTTTCCGCGTTCTGCAGCTCCGAGTTCTTTGTGAAGTTCGTCAGGCCGGGGACTCGCTCCCACGCTGTCCCGTGACCGGGACGCGGATCGTCAGGTGCCCTGTACGCGGCGGCGGTGTAAACAATCCACTCCACATTGGCGACGGTCACGAACTGCAGGGAAACCTGCTGCAAAGACCCACCAGGATGCTTCTCACCAAACTCAGCGATCCGTTCGGGGACGG